TTAAAGTCTTCTCTGACTATCTCAAACGGTCAATGCCGCCTAAAATCATTTATCGTCCTCATCGGGGTTCGGATTTTCCACAGGTTTCTGCTCAATCACTTTCGCCTGTTCCTGCTCGTAATACTTCACGCTCATTGCGTAAGCGCGTTCCGGGTCGATAAACAAGCCGGAATGTTGGAAAGCGAGGAGCGGGTGAATCTTCGGATTATCGAGCATGGTGGTAAGCACCTGTGACTTACTCTGAATGTTCTCGTAATTACGGCGGGTGAACTGCAATTCGATGTCCTTAAGGGCAATATCAAAATCACTCAGCTCACGGCAGATACGCAACACGAGCTTGAGCATTTTCTTCTCAGCCTTTTTGAACATATTTTCGCTGTCTTTCGCTCTCGCTTCTGCGAGAGACCAACCGTCTCGCAGAAGTACCGCCGCGCCAGTGTCGCTCGTGGAGCTACCGCCGTTGCGGTTCGGCATACCGCAGATTGTGAGAATGGAATTGTAGCAATCCTCTTTCAAAGTCTGTGTCTGTGTCTGATTGAGGTCAGTCGTGACAACCCCCACATCGGCGTTCGCGCCGTCCACAGATTTCACCTTAATTGCACCGAGGGTAAGAAACTCCTCGTACTCCTCTTTGGTGATGTCACAGTTGATAAACTTGATAAACGCCTGTACCACCTGCTCAACACCGTCCATACGGTTGGAGGTGATGTTGTTCATCGTATCGAGGAGGGGGAGAACAATCTCGAACGAGCCAAGCCGAGCATTATTCGCCGGGTACTCGAAAATGGGAATCATGTTCAGCGCGTGGGGGGTGGACTCTTTCAGAATACCGTCCTCCACGAGATAGTAGCGGTTCTCCGTATAAATGGAGTAGCGGGTAATCTCGTTATCGTCCTTGCTGTATTTCACCGCCATAAGCGGCTTATTGCCGATTTCGTTGGAGTACACCACAAAGGTATCTCGCGGGTCGAGCGTATACAACTCGA